AACAAGCAGAACAGAATAAAGATATATCATAGCAATAGTTTATATTTGTGAAAACAAATCTTATAAACTATATCAAAAAATGATAGCAACAGGTACATGGGTCCTCCTAAAAGACCCAAGGGAAGAGCAACAAGAAAGTGTAATTCAGCTTTTAGATGAAACTAAAGACAGAATTGCACAAGACAGGTCAGACGATCTTAATACTAATATACTGGAAGTAATATCTGCAGGAGAACACTGTAGAGATATAAAACTATTTGAACCCGGAGCTAAAGTGATCTTAGATCCAAGAATGCCTTGCGCAGTAGTAAACGTAGAAGAAAACGAGGATAAAGAAGATAAATATGTGCTTGTAGTTCAAGAGAATCAGGTAATGATGGTACTATGAAAGGGACAGTAAGTATATCTATATCAGATTTCAAAAGACTCGAAAAAGCCCAGGGAGATCTAAATGAGCTTCTCCCTAGGCTTGAAGAGGTTCAGTCAGATATTGATACAATACTTTCTGAAGCCCATATCTATGGAGACATGGATAAGATATCTGAATCATTTAATTCTAAAAAAAGAAAAACAATGATAACCCTTAAACCTGAAGGATGGAAGCTAATAAAAAGACAGTATTAAAAGTCAGGTTCAAATCTACACAGGACAGGCTAAAATTTTGGAACGGTCCTTTAGAGCTCTCTAAAAAAGAATTAGAAGTGCTTGCTTATCTTATAGATTCTAAAGGGGATCTTTGTAGTACAGAAAATAGGTCTCAGGCGTGTGCAGCATTAGGTATGACAAAAGCTGTTATAAACACATACATTAAAAGGTTAAAAACAAGAAAAGCTTTAATATATGATAAAGGAGAATACTTGTTAGCCCCTATATTTAAATTAGATGGAATTGTGGAAATCAATATGCTTGGGAGATCCTGAGAACGGGTCTAAAAAAGTAGTCTCTCAAATATTTTGGAATGAGACAAAAGAAGAGTGGTTATTGATAGTGTACTCTTCACAAGGAAAATTATTACAAATAGAAAAAGCATACCATGGCTAAATCACTAGGACAACTTGTATGGAAATTTGCTACAGAGGTAAAAGACCATGTAAAGAATGGGATGAAAAATGTAGACGTGATCACTTATAAAAAACGAATGGAAAGTTGCTTGAAGTGCACGCACTATAAAGAAACCGGACAATGTGATCTGTGCGGATGTTTTATGGAGGTTAAAACAAAATGGGCGTCTTCTTTCTGCCCTAAGAATCCGCAAGAATGGGGAAGAGAAGATGAGGGATAAGATAGTACAATTATTAGCGACAAAGCATGGTTTATCTCTAAAAGAGGTAAATAAAATTGTAAACTCTCAATTTAAATGCGTATCTAAAGTTATGATGAAGGGAGACTTTGACCCTATACGTCTACCAAGATTCGGTCTTTTTAGAGCAAAAAAACTTAGAATAAAGCACGTAACAGATGCTAAGAGAAAGTCTACTGGAACTAGATCATGAACTAAATGTGATACCCTCTGCATATGCGGTATCTATAGTTGCTTTTAAGAAAATCGTAGATAAATACGATACAGAAAAAGCACAGAAGATACTTGCATACATATATTTTATGAAGGATCCTAGATCATCATACTCGGCTTATGATGAGAAAAAAAGACATCAAGAGGTATGTGAATCTGTGTTCGGTAAAGATTTTAAACCGTGCCCCCTTACAAAAGCTGCGTTAGAAGAGTATGTAAAGACAAGCTCTGCAGCAATGCTTTTGTTAGAATCTGCAAAAGAAAGTATAACCACCCTCAAGAAGTGGTTGAAAATGGTAGATCCGGAAGATGAAGACTACGACCCTGCAAAACATATGCGGGTATTAGGAGATATGGGTAAGACCATAAATGGACTTAAAGACCTTGAAGAAGCAGTAAAGAAAGAATCAGAGATCAATGATACTTTCGGTGGAGTGGTAGTAAGCAAGTACAATGAATAAATTCAAGGATGCACATAGAGTATCTCCTGCAGCAAACTACTATGAGAAACATGGGAGATATTGTCCGTTCCCACCGAATACTCAACCTTATTTTAATTTTTGGGATGAGGAAACAAAAAGATGCCTTGAAGGTTATACTACAGAAGAAGGTGATATAACAGTTACAGGATATCACTACTTCTATCTAAACTATTGCCCTATACAGGTAGCAGTAGATAAGACACTATCAGATGGGACCGTTATTGCAGAACGTAAGCAGAAGTTCCCAAAATTCTACGATAAGGACTACGAGTATTTTCATGCAGTGGATGAATGCCGTAGAACAAACAAACATCTTACGGTATTAAAGGGACGACGTAAAGGTTTCTCCTATAAGGCAGCTAGCATGCTAAATAGGAATTACTTCCATATACGAGGATCTAAAAACTTCGTATTCGCAGGTATGAAAGAATACTTGACGGGAGTCGACGCTATCCTTACAAAGGCGTGGGATATGATGAACTTCATAGACGATAACACAGCTTGGACACAGCCGAGGTTATTGGACAGACCTATGGAGAAAACATCAGGATATAAGAAACGGATAAACGGACAGTTTATACAGAAAGGTCTACTAAGTTCTATCGCCGGGGTATCCTTGAAAGACGACTCAGATAAGGTAAGAGGTAAAGCAGGTGAACTTGTATTCTTTGAAGAAGCAGGAGCATTCCCTGAACTACTGGACGCCTGGAACGTAGCAATGCCTACAATGCGACAGGGCTCTAAAACTCTTGGTACTATGATAGCTTTTGGTACAGGTGGTACAGAAGGAACAGGGTTTGAGTCATTAGATGAACTGTTCTACCATCCTGAATCATATGACTGCCTAGAGTTTGAAAATATTTGGAGTGAAACTTCTTTTGGATCCAAGTGTGGGTTTTTTGTACCTATCTATGACATCTTAGATGGGTTTATAGATAAAGATGGAAACTCTCTTGTAGAAGAAGCTAAGGCATTTGAACTCGGAGAAAGAGAAAAGAAAAGACAAGGTAACGATCCTAAATCTTATGACAAGTATTTAGCAGAACATCCGTTTACACCTGAAGAAGCTACACTGCAGACAACTGCTAACCTTTTCAATCAAGCAAACATAAAACAGCAACTTGATAGAGTAAAAGCAAATAATCTGCATACGATGGGCGTACCTGGAGAACTTGTCAATGTAGATTCTAAAATAAAATTTAAAACAAACTGGGATCTTAAACCTGTAAATAGATATCCGCATAGAAGCGAAGACGATCTTCATGGGTGTGTAATAGTCTATGAGGCACCGCACAAAGTAAATGGAGAGGTACCTAATTTTATGTACTTCATATGCCATGACCCTTACGCGCACGATAAATCTTCTTCTAATTCATTAGGTTCTGCTTATGTAATAAAAAGACCTAATAGAGTATCACAACCTGATGATATGATAGTTGCCTCTTATGTAGGTAGACCGGGGACTCAGGACGAGTATAACAGAAATCTTTTTATGCTCAGTGCGTACTATAATGCTAAGATAGGATTTGAGAATGATCGAGGAGATGTTATAGGATATGCAAAAAGATTCCGACTTTTGCATAGATTACAGCCTGAGTTCGAAATGCTTCAGAATAAAGAGCTGCAATCAAAGACAGTAAAGCGTGGATTTGGTATGCACATGACAGATGCACGTAAACGGCAGGGAGAGTTATATCTTAGAGATTGGCTTGAGACCCCTAGAGGCAAACGCGTAGATGATAGTTTCACGCTTAACGTGAATAAAATATACGACAAAGCTTTACTAGAGGAGTTACTTAAGTTCAATTACAAAGGAAACTTTGACCGGGTAATGTCGTTGCTAGTTGGTATGTATATGTTCGGAGAAATGCATAACAACACAGTTAAAGAAGTGAATTTGGTGCCGCATAACGACTGGTTTGACAGAGTTTATAGCGACGATCTTTCACAGCTTGATATAGATAGTGTGCCGGGAGGGGTCTCAAAAATATGATACTATAAGCGGAGAATAGTATCTTTGAAACAGAGACTTGAGATATGTACCACAATATACCTGATCAGCGAATAGCTATTTCTAGCAAAGGAAAGAAATGGCAAAAAGAATGCGTAGAAGCATTCATAGATCTTTCAGATTCGAATTTTAATGACCGCAAACGCAGGCTTAGAAAGCTTTATGACTATTACAATGGCGTAATAGATTTCGAAGACTACGATTATGTTCTAAAACCTTACGGAAAGTCAAGGACAAATTTCCCGTCAAAGATGAGAAATTATCCTTTAATAAAACCTACTATCGATATTTTGATGGGGGAAAAAGAAAAGCGACCTTTCAATTACAGTGTAGCGGTTATGAACTCCTATGCGGTAGACAGAAAAGAAGAAGCTAAAAACGCCCTTATCCTTCAAACTATACAGAACTCTTTGGTAAATACTATGAACCAGGCGGGTATGGGGGACCAGGTAGAGACAGAGCCTGTACCGGATTCTAAGAATCTGCAGGATATGTTTGAAAGAACATATGTAGACAATTTAGCTGTTCTGGGTCAAAAAGGCATGACCTATATCATGCAAAAAGAAGATGTACAGGAAAAGTTTGAAAAAGGATTTTTCCATTGGCTTGTCTCTGGAGAAGTTTATTCAGAAAGAACGGTAAGAAATAATGAAGTAGAATATAATATTATAAATCCTCTTGATATAGATTATGATCTAGACCCCGACCTAGATTATATTGAGGACGCTGACTGGGCAGTTATAACCCAATACATGGGACCTGCAGCCATTATCCGTACTTGGGGTAGATTTTTAAATAAAGAACAAACAGAGGCCATCATGACACAGACAAGTTATGATACTGATCTATTGTTCTTTGAAGATAGGACAGAGGATCAGATTCAGTCAAGACTTATAAAGGTCAGAAAGATCTACTGGCAATCCATGAAGAGAATAGGATTCCTTTCATACATGGATCCTATGACAGGAGAAACAGAAATGATGGAAGTTCCTGATGGATTTACAATACCAGAGGACTTAAAACAGTTAGGGGCTAAGATAGAATGGGAATGGCATAACCAGCCATGGCAAGCAATACGTATCCACGATGATATAGACATTGATATAAGACCTGTTCAAGAGTACCCCGGTAACCCAGATAATCCATCAGATGTAAAATTACCTGTAAACGGAAGACGATACTCAAATGTAAACTCTTCAAACATCTCTCTTGTGATGCTAGGAGTTCCATTTCAGATAAATTACAACATCTACAAGTATCGTATGGAGACCAGTATTGCACGGTCAAAAGATATCATAGCACAATTAGATATAAACCTAATCCCTAAGAAATGGGATATGGACAAGTTCATGTACTTTGTAGAAGGTACAGGTATCGCTTGGGTAGACTATGATAAAGAGGGTGTAAAACTAAGCCCTCAACATCAGACTGTAATGGACCTGAGTGTAAAGACCATTCAGTTGTATATTACCCTATTGGATCATATCCAAATGGAATGGGAGAATGTATCCGGTGTAAATAGACAACGTAGAGGAGATGTAGGCCAGTATCAAGGAAAGGCAATGGGGCAGCAAGCAATTGTACAATCTTCACATACCACTGAAGATATATACAGGAAGTTTGCAGGATTAGAAAAAAGAGATCTACAGACATTTATAGATCTAT